ACCTGTAAAACCAGTAGAACCTGTAGAGCCAGTAGAGCCGGTAGAGCAAAAAGAGGCTGAATAATGGCTGTAGAAACGGATGTCGAACGAGCGATTATGCTCGCTGACTTTGGTGAGTCAGTAACATACACACCGTCTGGTGGATCGGCATCTACTATTACCGGGATATTCGACAAGGAATACCAGGCAGTAGATACAGGCGGTGAGGTGGCATTTGCAGTAGAGCAGCCTCGTTTGGCGGTTAAAACGTCTGACGTGGCTAACGCTGCAGAGGGGGACTCTGTCGTTATAAGCGGAGTTAATTACATTGTAAGAGTCGTCATGAATGATGGCACAGGGCTGACAGACTTGGCCTTAGAGAAGCAATAATGGCTCACGCAAGAAAGACGATAAGAGACAGGATAGTAACTGATCTAACGGGCCTGGCTACCACAGGATCTAGAGTCTACAGATCAAGAGTTTATCCCCTGGCTGAGGCTAAGTTGCCCGGGCTTGCTGTTTACACTCTGAGTGAGCAGATTGATTACGCGACAATCGGCGCGTCTAGACTTCAGCAAAGAGTCTTGTCGGTGGTGGTAGAGATTTATGTCAAGGGAACGTCTAATTACGACGATCAGCTTGATCAGATATCGTTAGAGATTGAGGATGCTTTGTACGCAGACTTAACCTTAGACGGTCACGCCAAGGACCTGCAGATAACCAGGTTTGAAGCGGATTTTGCTGGCGAAGGGGATCAACCCCTGGCTTTCGCAAGAATGGCTGTGGATGTTATCTATCACACTAGTGAAAATGACCCGGAAACAACGCTATAATACTGGTGTTTTTAGGTTAAAATAGTTTTTATTTTAGGAGCTCGAAATGGCTACACATGCTGGACATACAGGCAGTATAAAAGCTGTCACATCAACAGACGGATCGGGTACTCCCGTAGCTGTTGCTGAGGTAAAAGATTGGTCTTTGGAAACCACTGCAAACCTAGCAGACGATACTGTTTTGGGTGACGCTTGGACTTCACAGAAGCTGACGACTAAAAGCTGGTCAACTACTTTGAATTGCATCTGGAGTGACGATGATGCGGCTCAAGACGATTTCGTAGAAGGCGGCACAGTTCAGGTTGAGCTATATCCTTACGGCGAAACGGCAGGCAATACTAAGTGGGACGGATTGGCTATTGTCGCATCTGTAAGCAAGAGTGCTGCAGCTGATGGTCTAGTAGAAGCTAGCTTTAACCTTACTGGTATTGGCGCACTAACACCTGGCACTGCATAATGGGCTCCTTAATTGACGCGGCGGTTGCTCACTTTAGCAATCAGGAGGTGCGATCAATGGAGGTCCCAAGTTGGGATGTCACAATATTCGCTAAGAATTTGTCTTTGTCAGATAAGGCCAAGTGGCTCGCTAGATCTAAAGACGATACCACGGATTACATGGTTTATGCTGTGATCTATGGTGCCGTCGATGAGAAAGGCGAGCCCTTGTTCGATATCAGCGACAAGCCAAAGCTTCGTAATAATGTTGACCCAGATGTTCTATCGTCTGTCGCGAACTTTGTGCTAAAGCTAGCAGCGGATAGCGAAGAGGAACGCGAAAAAAACTCCTAGATGGTCAAGGAGAGGTCACCGACCTGTACATGATGTACGAACTGGCAGACCACCTTGGCCAACCGTTAGACGTAGTATTACGAATGACGGTGTCGGAGTTTCAAACTTGGTTTACGTTCCTTAAACTAAAGGCAGACAAGTTAAAGGAAGCTACCAAAAATGTCAGGTAACGTAAACGTCTTTACAGCTACAGCGACGGACAATACAGGTTCGGCGTTTAAAAGCGTCCAAAACAACATCAAGAAAACCAAGCAAGAGAGCCAAAAGCTAAACGGCTCTCTGCGGATGATGCGTGGCGGATTCGGTCAGCTTGGTCATCAGGTACAGGACGTTGCGGTCCAGCTTCAAATGGGCCAAAACCCTCTCATGGTCCTAACCCAGCAGGGATCTCAGGTAGCATCTTTATTCGGCCCTACGGGCGCCATAATCGGTGCTGTTGGTGCTGTTGCTGGGGCTTTGGCAGGCGCGCTACTTCCTGGTTTAATGAGCAGCGGGAAAGAGGTAGACGAGCTGCACGAGAAGGTAAAAAACCTAGCCTCTCTCATGAAGAAAGACGGCAAGACCGGCGCCGTTGAGTATGCTGGCGCTCTCGCTGAAGTTGCGGCAGTCTCTGCAGCAGCGGCTGAAAACCTGCGTATGCAGGCGGTAGAAACGGCACGAGAACGGTTTTCTGAGCTACGAAAAGATTTATCTGAAACAGTAAACAGTTTTGATGATGTTATTATAGCTCAAGTTGGATACGAGCAGCATGTTGTTGAGGCTCATAAAATCCTAGGACTACAAAAAGAAGATTACGACAGGCTAAATAAAAGCCTGCATTCTTTAGATATAACTACTCATAGCGGCAGAGAAGCTGTGATGGGGATGTTGAACGAACTTCAAAAGTCTCAAGCGGCAACGGGCGGCGTTGACGAGGATTTTAAAGGCCTTATTGACAGGTTCAGAGCTACGCATATAGAAATGAGCACCCTTCAACGGGATCTTAAAGACTTTAGTCAGGTAGGCGCTCCCGGAGTAGCAACAGCTACGGACGACATGACTTCTAGCTTTGATAGTTTTATCGAGAGGCTTACGAAAACTTTGCAAAAGGCGCAAGGATTAACGCCTGCACAAATGCTCGGCATACAGCTGCAAAACATGGAGGGGCTCACTCAAGCGGAAAAAGATCTAGCATCTGAAATGGTCCGTAGATTGCGTTTGCAAGAGATTGCCGATCAAAAAGGCAAGGACGCAATTCAGGCTCAAAAAGATGCCAAAGCAGCTGAAAGAGCGCGGATGAGGAGAGAGAGCGAAATGCTGCGCCAGGTCGGGCTCGAAATAGACGGTCCAGCGCCAGATAGAGAAAGGCTTAAAACAGAGAAGAAGCTAGAGAGCATGAGGACAGGATTCTTGTCTGAACTTGAGCTTATATCTCAGCAGGAAAATCAAAGGCTAACTTTTGTCAAAGGATTAGACGATTCATTCTTCGATGCCACGCGTACTCGCGAAGACATGATTACTATGATTGAGCGAGATTCTGCACTACAGAGGATGAGAATCGCTGAAGAGGAGCAGGAAAAGAAACAGAAGATAGCGGAAGCTGGTCAGGAAGTCGTTTTGCAAGGTTTGCAAATGATGGCTAGCAGTTTCGCTGAAGGCACAGCTGCTCAGAAGACTGCTTTCCTGGCCTACAAGTCTTTCGCTGCAGCAGAGGCTGTCATAAGCGCCGAATTGGCTGCTGCAAAAATGCTTGCTATGGGTGTTGGAATATTCGGTCTCGGCGCCATACCGGCTTCAAACCTAGTCCGAGGCATGGGCTATGCCAGTGCTGCAATCATTATGGCTCAAGCAGTTGCTTCGTTTGAAGGAGGTGGTTTTACCGGCCGCGGCGCTAGATCGGGAGGCATGGACGGAAAAGGCGGTTTTATGGCGATGCTACATCCCAATGAAAAAATCACTGACATGCATAACGGTGGCGGCTCTGGGATTACAATCATAAACAATGTAGACGCTACCGGGGCAGGCCCAGAAGTAGACCAGAAGATCCGCACGGCTATGGAGAAAACGAGCAGAACAACCATACAAACGGTCAGGGACCTGGCTGGTAGAGGAAGGCTAGTATGACCCAGTTTATATTCCCTAACATAAACCCAACATCTAGCACCTGGGAGCTAGTCACCAACACCAGGGTGTTCCGGTCGCCTTTGACTAATGCTGTGCAGACAGCATCCCGTAAGGGCTCTCTCTGGAAGTGTACGATGCAGTACAACAATGTATCGGGAGAAACTAGAGCTCTTCTCCAGGCTTTCTTGACAAGGCTTAACGGCCAAGAGCATAGGTTTCTGTTGAAAGACTTTGCTTACACTAGGAGAGGTTCAGGCGAAGATAGCACTCTTGTCACAGCGGCAAATCAAACAGGCACTTCAGTTGATTTGACAGGCGCTCCGGTTAATCAATCGAACTATATGCTTGCTGGTGATTATTTGAGGATCAATAACGAGCTGCACATAGTTGTTGGTAGCTGGGATTCTGGCACTAATACTGATACTTACGCATACAACACGGATTCATCTGGTCATATAACGGTAAATATTGCGCCACCCTTGCGTAATACGACTGTATTAGATGACCCGGCAGACGTTGTTGCTCCAGTTTTTGGCGTTTTTATTTTGGGTAATAACCCTTCATGGAGTAATGACGTTGGCGGTATCAGCAACATTACAATAGAGGCTATGGAGGACGTTTTAGCATGAGTAGAGGGTTTTCCCCAGCCGTAGCAGATGCGCTTGCTGCAGGGCACGTAAGGTTGTTGTCGTTCGCCAAGTTAGAGTTTTCTAGCCAGACGATGTATGTGCATAACGGGATAGGAGAATATCAGTTTGATGGCCAAACTTGGCAAGGTCTAGGTGATTTGGCAACAATATCTGCTGTAGAAGAGGGTACAGACGTTTCGCCTTATTCGATAACTCTCAGCTTGTCTTTGCTCGATTCCACTTTGGCAGAGCAAGCCTTAGAAGAAAATTATTACATGCGACCAGTGACCATATACCTTGGTGTGTTGGACGAGAATGATGATTTCGTACAAGAGTCAAACCCTGTAAATACGAACAATCCTGTCCCTCTATGGTCTGGTCACATGGATCAAATGGCAGTGACTGTTGGTTCTGATCAAGGTGATATCATAACCATGACGTGTGAATCTCAGTTATCGTTATTACAGAGAAGTCGGAATCTAATGTTCACTAATACTTGGCAACAGTCACGGTACTCAGGTGACAAATTCTTTAATTTGTTAGCGTTCATAGAGGGCGTAAAGGTTGAATGGAAAGGTAAGGGAGGCGTAATAGGCGCTGGAGATATAGACCTTTCTCAGCCATCGAGGGGTCCTGGAAGATATAGGCATTAACATGGCGTCGAAATTAGACGTATTAAGAGCTGCTAACAAGTGGAAAAAGAGACGGTTTGACTACGGTGAGGCCGACTGCTGTCAGTGGGCAGGGTTTGTAGTAAAAGAATTAACTGGCGTAGATTATTTAGAGTCTTTCAGCTACCAAGATGAAGCTTCAGCCTATAAAATAATAGAAGGCAATGGGAGCCTAAAGCATACGGTATCGAGTGTTTTAGGGCCTCCAAGCAAGACGTTAAGCGATGGAGATCCATGCCTAGTAAGAATGTCTACTGGTGATTTGATGGGCATAAAGCTTGGCGACAAGATACTGTGCCTTTGCAAGAACGGCATAATTCAAATAGATAAAGACAACCTAATATGCGGATGGAATAAATGCCCAATGCAATAATCACAGCAATAGCGTTCGTGGGCAATCTGGTGATGACTGCCTTGCCAATGATCGAAGTGGTTTTTGGCATTAGCGGAACGACGATGTTTGTCACCGGCGCGCTCGCGATAACTGCTGGCGTGGTTGGTATGTCAAAGCTTATGGAAATGTCACTTCCGAGGCCAGACTCTAATTATGCTAGGCAAAAAACCGTAAGATCGACAACTGCTCCAGTTAAGCGAGTTTACGGTGAGTCGTTGATATCAGGTCCTGTAGCGTTTATGGGAGTTGGCGGCACGGGAAACCAAGACTTATGGCATGTAATTGCTTTGACGGGTGATAAGTCAGAGGCAATCACAGATATTTATTTAGACAACGTGATTATCCCCAACGCTGATATAAACAGTGGAAACGCGGCTGGCGGCATTGTTAACGGCACTAGCACGATCTTTAGGCCGATAGACTCGACCACCTTGGTCACAGTTTAT